AACTCAAGGATATGGCTTGACTACTATGCAGATCGTGAACCATCAGCACATAATGAATGGTTGTCTCGTGACGGTCAGCACCTTGACGGTGTTGTTCAGAATGTTATCGGCATAGGGAAGACTCCTAAACCTATCCCCGCAAACAAACTGTTACTCCTCACCTTAAATCGTACTGGATCAAACTTTGAAGGCGTGGGGATGCTTCGTCCTGTTTGGTGGTGGTGGAAGACAAAACAACGTGTTGCCAATCTGATGTGTGTTGGTGTTGATCGTTGGGCCGTCCCTACTCCTAAGGTAACAATTGACCGTTCAGTTGCTGAGCTTCAAGGTTTAACTGATGGTGATATCGACGCGATGGTGAATGATGCTGAAGGTCAAGCACAAGCATTTATTTCAAGTGAACAATCATATCTCGTTGAGAATCCTGCTGTAAAGTTTGATTCATATGCAGCACAACCCAACTTGTATGCTCAAGGTCCTCTCGACATAATCAAAGAATGTGATAATCAAATCAGTCAAGCTTTTCTTGCTCAGTTTGCCAATCTCGGAATAAGTGACACAGGGTCAAGATCAGTCGGTGAGATACATCTATCTGTATTCCGTCGAGCTGCTATCAACCTATGTGACATAGTCGCGGGTCAAGTTAGTGGACCAGACCGTCGCGGTGGTGGAACAATAGGACGTTTGATTCGCTTCAATTATGGAGCTGTCGATCCATCCAAACTGCCACGACTCACTCACAGTGGACTTGATACTGATGACTTAGCTTCATCAATGGGTATGCTAGGACCTCTTGTTCAATTCGGACTATTGACTCCCGACGATGAGCTTGAGCGTGCTATTCGTGAAAGACTTGGTGCGGGTGACTTGCCAGAAGATGCACAACGGTCAGCACTTGAAAGAGCCGCAAGTTCAAGAGGTGCTGGAGGTGGTGCGGCAATGTTAGCAGAACAATTGATTCGGAGGCGTCGAGATGGTAAGTAAAATCAAAAAGCGAACTAAAGCCCAAACACCTGCACCGAAAAAAGATCAGATCGTTGGGAGCAAGAAGAATCCCAAAGGGTCAGCAGGTGGATCACGTGGAAAGATAGAAGTATCCCAAAAGATTGAGAAGACTCTCAAGAATAAACGAGATGAGCATAATGACAAGTACACAGCAAAATCAAAGCGTGTTGACTTGGGTATGCTTAAAGCTGTTTACCGTCGCGGTGCGGGTGCATTCAGTGTGTCACACAGACCAACAGTAACAAGTCGAGATCAATGGGCCTTAGCTCGTGTCAATGCTTTTCTCAAACTGGTTGGTACAGGTGAACGTAAGAAAGCATACAACACTGATCTCGACTTGTTGCCCAATGGTCATCCTCAAAAGAGTGACAAAAAGAGTGAGCTATCAGAAGTTAGTACACTAACACCATCTAAGTATTCTCACATTGATTTTAAACCTCCTCAAGGTGCAGTCACTGCGGCAAAGAGGGCACTCAAGCGACGTGCAGAAAAACCACCAAGTCAACGAGGTATGACTCCTGTTGGGATTGCTCGTGCTCGTGACTTAGCAAACGGCAAGACATTATCACCAGAAACCGTCAAGCGTATGCTTGCATACTTCACACGTCATGAGGTCGACAAAAAAGGATCGACGTGGGATGAGTATGGCAAAGGTCGTCAAGCTTGGGATGGTTGGGGTGGAGATGCGGGATTTGCTTTTGCTCGAAAGGTAGTAAAACAAATGAAGTCAGCTGATGAGAAAAACCAAAAACTACGTGCCTATGGTGAAGCTATCCAAGTGAACGCACTCAATGAGTATGACGTTCCCGACGGTTTGACTATTGGTAAGACATTCAAAACATTGTCACTAGGACAAGTCAGTTCTCGTATGAGTGGGGACGCCATTGGTAAAGAGATCAATGCTGACCTTCTCAATGAGCTTGTTCGAGTATTCAATGAACGCAAGGTTCATGATCCTGTCATTATTGATTGGCAACATGCAACCTCACCTTTTCAAGGAAAGTCACCTGCTCCACCTGAGTCAGGTATTGCACTTGGAATGATTATAGATCTCGAAGTGAAGGAAGACGGACTTTATGCTGTACCCGCATATAACGAGGAAGGCTTGAAGGTCGTTGAGAAGTCTGGAGGAATTCTTTGGAGTTCACCAGAATACATTCATGGGGAGATATTCACAAGGGACGGAGGTGATAAAGTGGGCGATGCTCAATTGCTTGCTATCACCTTGACTCCTCGTCCCGCACAATCACACAACAAAATTGACCGTATAACATTAAGTGAGGACCTAATGGAAGAACAAGTCAAAGAGCTACAAGCCAAGCTTGCTGCAAAAGATGAACTCGTCAAAGAACTTGAAGAAAAAATCAAGGAGATGAGAGAAGAACAAGAAGCAACGATGAACACTGAGGAAGACGCTGAGAAGAAAAATGAGCGTTATGACGACAGTGAGAAGAAAGCTGAAAAAGAAGACGACAAAGATGAAAACAAAATGAACGAAGAAGACAAAAAGGATCACAACAAAATGAGTGAATCTTTTAGTCAAGACGTTGCTTTGTTGAGTGAAGTGCAAGCACTTCGTGAGTCAGTCAAAAAGCTTGAAGCTGAAAACAATCAAATCAAATGTGATGAGGCTGTCAGCTCTTTGCTACGTGAAGGCAAGATCAGTGTTGCAGAAAAAGACGTTGCTTCTAAAGCTTGGAACATTCGTGAACTACAACCAGAGTTTTGGAACATGTTCAGTGAGCGTCCTGTCAACTCAAGTGTACCATTGGAAGAAGTCGGACATGGTGCAAGCGGTCAAGAGATCAGCAAGGGAACACTTGATCAAAAAGTACGTGCCTTAGCTGAAGAAAAGAAAATCGGATATAGCGATGCATTAAGCTTGTTCCGCGAACAACAACCAGAATTTTATCGTCAAGCATTCGGAGGATAATCATGGCTAACAATATAGTACAATCATTTATCGCAGCAGGCACAATCACTGAGTTTGCACTTGTTTCAATCGACGGCAATGGCAAAGTTGCTGTTACTACAGCAGGAACAGACAAAGCCTGTGTTGGTGTAGCTCAACGCGGTGCTTCTGCGGGTGAACCTGTAGATGTAATCATCAGTGGTGTATCTCGTGTCATCGCGGGTGGATCAATCACTTTCAATACTGCTTCACTAGTAATGGCTACAACAGCGGGAAAAGTTGCGACTCATGCCACAAGTGGCAAGTATGCAATCGGTCGTATCATTCCTAATATCAACCAAACAAGTGCGGCGGCAAACGATCAATTATCAATCGTTTTCACAGGCCCTAACAACTTGATTCCTTAAGGAGCTTATAGATGGCTAGTTCATATAGTACAATTCATCCAGTCGATCAGATACTCACAAGCCTTGTTTCTGAGGTAGTGCCTAGTGATAATCAACTGATTGCAAATCAAATCTTTGAGAATGTTAAAGTACCTGAAAGAAGTGGTACTTTCCTTTTAGAGAACTCTCGTAACTTCATGGGTGCGGGCGTTGGTCTAGATCTTGAACGTGCTCCTGGTGCAGGTCGTGCAAACATTGGAAGTTTTGATCGTACAAATCTTACCTTCAAAGCAAAGATCTTTTCTGCACAAGATAGCATCGCAATGGAAGACATCATCGATAGTCAATACCCTGGTGGTGAAGAAGCTCGTATCGCTCGTAAAGTGCGTCGTGTAATGATGTTAGCAAAAGAAAAAAGAGCTGCTGACTTGATCTTCGATACAGGCTCATTCTCAAATGCTACTTGTACAGCTGTTATGGGTGGCAAAGTTGATGCGGCTGGTACTGACGGATTGACAGGACTTGACAAGCTCAAGGACTTAGTGTTTGGCCAAGCTCATGGCATCAATCCAGATACTCTCGTTTTTGGTCGCGGTGTATTTCGTGCATTAGCTCGTAACCCAGAGCTTCGTGGTTATGCGGGTGATTTTAATGGTGCGGGTGTTGCGGGTGGTGGTAGCATGATCTTGACTGATGAAGCTGTCAAAACTGTTTTACGCAATATCTTGGGTATTCCAAACATCTATGTTGGTGAAGCTCGTCGTGAGACTGCTGTACCTGGTGCGACTTCAAGTGAATCACAAATTTGGAATACAGAAACAATCTTCATGGGTATCATGAAGGGTGCTGATGCTATCGTCCAAAAAAGTGGTAAT